AGTGGGGCATAACAAGTCGCTCAAGCATCGCACCTTCGGTGCTGGACAAACCTTCCGTTGCACTTACTTCTGTTTGTAATTCTGTTTTATCGCTCATTTCAAATCCTCATTTGTTTGCCGCTTAGCTTGGCGTTATGCTTAATACTCAAAACCTTTTACAGCGCCGGTTTTTACTGCCTCAGAATATATTTCCTGTGCTGCAGGGTTGTCACGAACAAGACAAATGTGCGCATAGTGAATTGTTTCAAAAATAATGTGTTGCATAACAAATCACTCAAAAAGGACGCTGCTAGCGTCGGTTAATTTTCAGTTAATGTGCCAGCGCCTTTTAGCTAGGCGTTATGCAGTCGCAAATTTCGAATGCACTCTCATCCAAGTTGCTTCTGATAAAGAATCATTCCATTCGGGGTCTTCGTTATCTATTTCCGTTGCTATTGGACACGAAAACGTATAACAGCGACCGGGGCTTTCAGTGTTGTGAGTTGATCTGCATCCGTACCCATTATTAAGATCTGAATCTGGATCGAACATTCCACATACTCGTACCAAAGCATCAATGTGGACAACTTCAAGCAGCTCCCAGCCAACATCAATTGGCATAACAAGCGTATCAACTGGATGCACCTTGGCATCGCTTTGTTTTTGTTCGTTGCTCATAAATATTTTTCCGTAATTAGTTTTTACTTTGCTTGCACCAGTTATCCGAGCGTTATTGACACTATAAAGAATTATAATCTAATGTCAACGTCTTTACAAATCTTTGCATTATGTGTGTTTACATTATTTTATAATGAGATATATTGACAGTACGCAAACAAAACACAGGTGATTTATGATAAATATATATGACTTAAAAGATCCAGATGATCCAGAAGGCCGCACATACCGCGAATTAAATAACGCAAGAATGCATTCCTTTGAAGTTGGTGATCTTGTTGAGATTGAAGGCGGAGTTAGGCTTTTCGTTGCAAAACAAACTCGGGATTGTGACGGAACGCCACTTTACTCATTGACGCATGATGTCGAGGTTGACCCATATAATCAAAGATACTGGCTTCGCGGATTCTCTGAAGATTGCATGGTTCGTGTATGAGAGTAATCCAATTCGACCAAAAATCCGATAGCACCGCTATGGTATTAATCCGGCGCGGCATGAATCGCAGAGAGAATTGGGTTAAAGTCGAGAAGATAGACGGCGAGTGGAAATTAAACGGTCGACGCATACATGATCAGGTCATGCAGTGTGTTGATAGAGATTTACGAAAATTAACAAAAATTAACGATTAATGGTCAGGTAATGATATGAGTGAAGATAACTTAAAACTATGGGAGTCAGTTTCAAAGACTGATCCTTCAGCAACTAAAAATGCAAATGTTGGAGGCAGAGATCAAACGTCGATTAATGGCTACTGGATGATAAAGCAGGCCACTGATAAATTCGGCTTGCTTGGTATTGGCTGGGGTTATGAAGTGTTGGAGGAGCGCTGGGACAACGGCGCATTGATTGCCGTAAAAGTAACTAATGAAGAAAACCGATTAGAGCAAAGCAAAACCCATACAATCAAGATAAAACTTTGGTATGTGATTGACGGGAAGAAAGGCGAGGTCATTCAATACGGCCACACCCCAGCAATCTATCGGTCAAAGTATGGCGTTAGCGATGACGGCGAGGCGCCAAAGAAATCACTAATGGATGCTATCAAAAAATCGCTGTCAATGCTTGGATTTTCTGCTGATATTTTTACAGGAATGTTTGAAGACGAAAACTATGTAAATCAACTAAAAATTGAATCGGAGATTGAAAAGGCCGAAGATAAAGACATTATGATTAAAGAAAAACGCGAAGAAATCACGGCATATATTGAAGATTATCTGAAGCGAATCAATGAATCAAAATCAGAAATAGAAGTGAACGGATTTGCTAAGATTGCACTTCGTCACCTTGAGGGCAGAAAGAAAATCACAGACATTGCCGACATATGCGACAAGGGCTTAAAGGCTATTGCATTGGCTGGACAAACTAAAAAACAGGAGCTTAAAAATGACAGCACTACATGAATTAACTGGCGAGCTTTTGGCGCTATCGAAAGATGAAGATATTGATCCGTCCGCAATTAAAGATACGCTTGAAGCTATATCTGGATCATTACATGAAAAAGCCATTTCTTTGGCCGATTGGTCAATGGATCTCGATGGAAATATAGCTCAAATTGATGCGGCAATTGAAAGGCTTGATAAGCGCAAAAAACAAATAAAAGCCAGAAAAGAATCATTGATTGATTATCTGCGTGAAAATATGGAGGCTTGCGATATTAAAAAAATATCATGCCCATTGTTTACAATTACATTAGTAGAGGGTCGTGACTCTGTTGCTATATCTGACGAGTCATTACTACCAGACGAATTTGTTACTGTAAAAACTGTTATTGCACCAGACAAAATCGCAATCTCAAAGGCAATCAAAGAAGGTCAAGAAGTTGCAGGTGCATCACTGCAAAAAGGCCAATCTTCAATCAGAATCAAATAGGGTAAAAATCATGAGCAGAGGCGTGAATAAGGTCATATTGATTGGCTCGCTGGGGAGTGATCCAGAGGTGAAATATACTCAAGACTCGACGGCCATAACAAATATCAGCGTTGCAACTTCCGAGAGCTGGAAGGATAAAACTGGGCAAGTTCAACAACGTGTTGAGTGGCACCGCGTAGTTTTCTTCAAAAAGCTGGCTGAAATTGCAGGCGAGTATCTTCGTAAGGGTGGTAAGGTTTATATCGAAGGCTCTCTCAGAACCCGTAAATGGACTGCGCAGGACGGCACAGATCGATACTCAACTGAGATTGTCGCCGATCAAATGCAAATGTTGGACGGCAAAGATGATATCAAGCCGCAAGCAGCACCAAGTCAGTCTGCACTTGGAGCAGCCCCAGCACAAAACCAAGGTTTCGACAGCTTTGATGATGACATTCATTTTTGACAAATACATAAACCAGGAGATTTTATGAGATCACTAGACGAACTATTCGACACAATGCAAAGCCCGATTCAGCCGCTCATGGATTGGTTGGAGTGTGATAAAGATTTAGCTATGGCAATTGCGCTGACTCACCTAAAAGATTTTGGCGATGAAGAAAAGCTGAAAGAAGTGCTGCTTGAATCATTTTGCGGCGAGGACGATGACCTATCTTCAACCATTCAATGCTTTCTTGTTAGGGGCGGCATAGCGCGATTTGGCGACTTCCATCACTCGATTATGGTAAGCCTATACAGCAAGCTAGAATCCATCATAAACGATAGAATTGATTACTATAATGCGAGCTGAATTATGAAAGAGAAAGACTACATAAAAGCAACAAATCGGGCAAAAATATCAACAGCCATGAGCATCCTTCGCGATGTTTTGACCGGTCATGAATATGGTGTTGACCCGTCCGACTTTGCACGTGTTAAAGTAAGGCTGTCCATAATCGAAGAGCGGCTTTTCTCATTGTGTGATATTGAAGAATGAAACTATCAGAACTAAGACAAAGGCTTGAGGCTGGCGAGACTATTAATTATCCGCCGTGGGCTTTCTCGGCCACTCAGATGCGCTGCGAGAATTGCGACAGCGATATTGAGTGCTGTGGCGATGGATTTGGCAGTGTTGCGGATGCACTCGAAACCATTATTTTGTTCACTGGATGGAATCTGGATTTGCTTGATGAATACAATCGTAAAGCTTTGTAAAGTTAATTGCGGTTAGCGCTAACTTATATAGAATAACTACATCAGAAACGAAAATGAAAAAAGTAATGTTAGTTGTATTTAGTTTTGTAATAGCTGGCTGTGAATATGTTCCTCAGAAAGAGTTCAAAATAAAAACTGAAGACGGTCAAATAATAACGCTTCTATGCCCAGTTATTGATAAGCACAGAAGCACATTTATTTATCTTATTGACCACGAATGCAGACTTGTTAAGTAGGGCTTAATCATGATCCAGATTAGATACGAAACCAACTCCGAGAAGTGCATCAAGGCTAATAAATTGGCTTACAAATACAAGCCTCGTTACATTCGCGCACGTGCTCGCAAGTTTGCAAAGGTTGAATCAGCAATTGATTTCTGGGGTTTAATATGAAGCTGGCAGCCTCTCTACTGATCAACTGTTTTCTTACTATTGTGCTTTCTTTCGTTTTTTTCGTGGAGTTTGCACAATACGACGAAGTGTTTTATCTAGTTTGTGTGCTAGTTTTATTTGCTGGAATTTTTGCAATAATGGCGTTTGATGAGCTTATTGATTGGTACGGGAAGTGAATCTGTAAGGGTTGGGAGTTCCAGACCGCAGGTGGCTAGTGGGCGGTCGATGTTTAAAGCCTACAACTAAGCGGATGGCAGTAGTACAGGCATGAGGCAATTCGCGAGTTAAATCATGTCGACTTTGGTGAGAGTCCAGAGATCCGCTCCATATAACTAACAGGTGAAATTATGACAGCAGTAAATATCGATGCATATGACTTGCCAGACTTATCAGAGTTTGATCAAGATAAAATAGACATGATGAATGAGCAAGAATTAAGAGCTGAACTTAGGCGCTTGGCTGATTATTTTTCTCACGTTAAAAAAGAAAGATGGTTTATAAATGGCTCGGTAATAATAGATCGAGATGGATGGCATGAATACAATACGGAGCGAGAAAAGTTTCAGAAAGCAATCGATTCCGGCGAAGTCTACGGAGGCGGCAACGAAATGACTTACTATCCGTTAAATGTAAAAATTCCTGAATCTCGCTGGCCTGAAATGCTTAGAGTTGCACAAATTGAAACGGAGCTTGGATCAATTGCTTGCTCTAATTATTCTGGCGGTTACGCAATGATCACAGAATTATTTGAAAAAATGCTTAATGTGGCGCTAAAAAATTAGGTGATCTATGAATCTAAGAAAAGACAAGTTTTGGATAATTATTAAAGAAAATGGCAAGCTTGAAGTGGTTGGCGAGCCGACTATTTTCAGCTCTCGCAAAGAGGCCAAGGATGCCGCTAGTTTAATCGTCACCGATGGAGTTGGCGAATATAACGCTTATGTTTTAGGGGTCGAGGATATTCTGTCTTGCAGGATTGAGGCAGTTAGAACCGAACCGCAAACCAGAGATTCAAGTTTAATCCAGTCATCGGAATCTATTTGATGGGTGAATCATGGACAATAAACAGCGACAACAGCCTAACTGCATTTATTGCAAATGTAAAATCACTGTACGATCGCCATAGATATATAACCTATTCAAAGCCAAGAATCGGCGTTGATAGGTCAATCGATCAAAACTCGTTATTTCATTTGTGGTGTTCAATGTGGATAGCCGAGAAGCTTGGAAAGCACTACAAGAAGGTAGAAAAGAAAGAGCTTGCAGGCATGAAGCGAACAGTCAAGAAGATGTTCCTGATTGCTAATCCAAAGTCTAGAGATTGGATGCTGCATGAAATAACAGACTACACGAACGGCCAGGCAAAGCTTGATTACACCAGCTCGTCAGACTGGAAGACCGGAGAGATGTTCATGGTGTTGACCTTTATGCAATTGGAGGCAGCGAACCAAGGATTGATACTAGAGTCAACCGGCGAATTTGCAAAGAATCAAAGAGAACAAAACAAATGAAAGAAACGGCTTAAGAAGAATGGCTGGTTTGGCAGGCTGAAATCAAAAAAGCAGTAGATGAAATAAACGGTGATGAAAATGGCTGATATTGCAATGTGCTTAAAGAAAGATTGCCCTAGTTTTGATAACTGCTATCTAGCACAGGCTATGGTTGTGAATCCAGAGTGGCAAACGTATCAAGAATATGACAACAAAGGCAAAGCAAAGTGCGATGATTTTGTCGAGTACAATCCTCCTAAACTGGATTTTTTGAAATGAATAAAGATCAATTAATTATAGAGCTTCGTGACCTTTCAGCGAAAATGCAAAGTCTTGGATCTAGTATGGAGTATTATTACGGATTAAATGAAATCGGAGAGAAAGGCAGAGAGCTTTTGGGAGCAGGGTTAATAGCAAATCAATGGGCGGATCAAATTGAATCAGAAAACAATTAAGAAGAAGCGCTGCCCTATTTGCAGAGAACCGTTCATTCCAAAAGTGCGAAATCTCAAGACTGATAAGACTTGCAGCGCTGCGTGTGAATTGGATTATGCTCAAGGCGTTAAATCTAAGAAGGTCGCAAAGCCAAAGGTTAAAAAACCTAAAACAGTCGGAAAACTTAGAATCGACTTGTGGAATGAGTTTAGCCTCTACATAAAACTTGTGCACAGCTCAGACGGAAAATGGTGCAACTGCTACACATGCGACAAGCCCATAGAAATAGGCACGATTGACTGCCAAGGAGGACACTGTTTCAGCAAGTCGGCAAACGGGAATCTATATTTTGACGAGCGCGCAGTTAGGCCTCAGTGCTCCTATTGCAATTGCGGCGAAGGTGGCAACCACTGGATTTTCAACGAAAGATTAAAGCAGGAAATTGGGCTGGCTGCATGGAATGACATGTACGAAAACCGCAAGAATCAATTCAAGAAACCTCGCGGCTGGTACATAGATCAGATCCAGTATTACAAAGATCAAATTCAGTTGATGCGTAAAGATTTGTAAAGACACTTTACGGTTAGCGCTAACTCTATTAATCTACTCACATGAGCTAAGCAATGTGCGAGGCGAAAAACACAGGTGAATGATATGGCAAAATTAGTAGCAGTTTTCACAAGCAAAAAGGAATTGGCTAAATTCGTTGTTTCTGCCAAAGCTTGTGATTTTGAAACCCCAGTTTGCGGCGACACCGTTTGCATGGTTAACTTTACCATTGCAGTTAAGTCTGCAACCAATTTTGTTATGTCTTTGGCCGATCGCCTCAATGGTAGCGTTTATGACGCTGCCTAATTTCGTGATCGAGCACTGCGCAAAGTACAAGCTATGCGCAAGATGCAAACTAAATTGTGTAGCTCCAACAGCTCAGCATCTTTTTGATGAATGGTTAACAAAACAAATTCAGTTGATAGCAACATATCAGGAAGCACTATGAAAACCTCCTCTCAAAAATTCGCAGACCTAAAAGCTCGCAGGGAGGCAGCTAAGCTTAAGCGTAAATTCTATTGGCAGACTGATGGTGATGCTAAACAGTTTGCCGAGGATTACAAGAAAACGGAAAGTTATAGAATCGTCAAAGATTTGAACAAAACTATCAGGGAAGAGATTAAACAAGCAAATCTATGCAAGGTCAAAAAGACCAAATGGATTGAAACAACCTTAAGAAAAGGCACAGCAAGCCCAAAGATCTGCGGGGATATGTTTATCAGTGATACCCGTGGAAACTTCATTTTGTGCGAAGCTAGAAATGGCAGGCAAACAAAACGTGAAGCAATAAGCGGAGAGTACGCAGCAAAATTAATATCTGATCATAAATTGATTGCTGTTGAATCGCCAATCTTTGCTAGATGTTTTACCTATCGCACTCAGAAAAGTAACGATTTAATTGAAAGCATAGCTCCTTGGATGGCAAAGAGATAAAATCATATACTGGCCGCTTTGAAAACTGCGTACTTAGCCCAAAAGGTGATGAAAAATGAACTTAGTAGATGAAAAAGAAGTTGAGTCAAAAGTAGAGCGTGAATTTAACGAGCGATACGAAGAAAATGAAGAATTGCGAGGACGCGCTAGAGTTGTTGCGTTCGGCAAGAAGGGAATTGCACAATGCGAACACACAGGCATTGAAATCCAGTGCATTGAATTTGAAGGCTTAGTTTATAGTAAGTTTGGCGATCCACTGCCTGCCAACTGGATTTGGCGTCCTGCAATATCAAGAAAGTTTACTGCGTTGTTTATTGGTATGTTGCTGGGCTCTATTTTAGTTATTGCGCTAATTGGATCTGGTAGCTGGTGAAACACAAAAGTTATGCTAGAATAGGCTTTGCAAGTGTTTTGAGTTTTTACCTGTGAAGCTGCTTAGCCCCGATAATAAGGGGCATTTTTTTGTCTACAGGTTATTTGATTGAGTTAACACATGCCTGATGCGCTATTTCTGTTCTGTCAGCGTATTCAGCAAAGATTCCCGCAGCTTCGTCAATCCTTCCGTGCACGTCGGATAGCATAGGTCTGGCTTCTTCACTGGGAGCGCTTGAGGAGACAGTTGATTTGCAGGTGCGATTACGATATTCGGCTGCTTTGAGTTCGTTGCGCAGCCGATCAGCAATAGCGGTAGCATTATCAATATTAACTTCGAGATTTTTGATTTTAGCATCTGCACTTTGTGCCTCCTGGTTTATCTTCAGTTGTCGATCTACAATGCTATTTGCTGCCATCTGATTCATAGTCATAACGGTTTCGCGGCAAGCATAGAGATTATCTTTAGCTTCATTAATCTTCTTTTGCGCGCTTCCTAACTCAATACCCTTGCCGACATAAAAGCCAAGGCCAAATATAGCTGCCAGCGTTGCTGATATTGCGATTAGCTTAAGGTTGATCATCTTTAGGCTTACCCTTGGTTGTCATCCAGCTCTTATCCCATATTGCGTGACCAGTTGCAAACCCTAAATAGATCATCCAAAGCACTTCGTTAAACGGGTCTTTTGCATTGTAGTAAACAAAGAATCCAGCCGCCAGGAAATGTGCTGTACAGGCAGCAAGGCGAGACATTGAAATTGATCCGTCAGCATGGGAGCAGACAAGATCGCCAAGGATTTTAACCAGTAATTTGCTCAGCACTTAGCACCTCGCGCACTGTTTTGTATAATTGCTCTCTGTGAGCCAGCCCATTGTCGCCGCCGTTTACCCTGCGCGAAACCTTCACAACATCGTCAATGATAACGTCAGGGATATTGCCTTCCCACCATTTTATAGCAGTTTTAAGTGCTGCAAATGGCTTTCTTAATTCCTCTGGGTTGGCATCATATCCAAGCGCTTCATAATTAGCGCGGCCAGTAACTTGCATTAACCCACCACCACGATAACGCCAGCCATCATCATCAAATTTATTGCCAATACGACCCTTATAAACATAGTTGCCAAGCTTTTCAGGTGATTTAACATAAGGTAGCGCAGACTCAATAGTCGGAAATCTTTTCGAGCCAAAAACCATCTTAATTCTTTCGGCTGATGAATAGTTTAAATTCTCCTCGACTCTTTCCAGCATTCCAGATTCGTGAAATATCTGCGCCAGAAAATCATCAATCTCAGCGAAACCCTTCGAAAAAGATTCAGGCTTTACCAATTCAGAGAATGCAGGCGCCCACTTTTCAGCAGTGGATTTTTTTACGCCGCATTTGGTTAGGATTTCTGTCCACATCATGATTGCGATAACCTCACAAATGATCCTGTGTTTGATAGATCAAGATTTCCCCCAGAGCTTTGGAATATTTCCAAAACTATGGTATCACCGGCATCCAGGAAAATCTCATGGGACAAATTGCACGGCGTTGCCTGAGACCCTGCGGTTGCGTCAATAATGACTGAAGTCTGAACTGTTGCACCTTTTTTAATTCTGATGCCTCTTTGTCCAGTTACGCTGCTAATGAAAACAGCGCCAGCTGTTACAACATACTGACCTCTGTTTTTTACAGTAAATGTTCCGGCAGAATACAGATTATTTTCGTCATAATCCTTATTCGTTGGTGCATAAGTAATCCAGTTCCCTGTTGAGTTATGCGTAAAGGTGCCAGTTGTTGAGTATCTCGAATACATAAATTCGCCTAGCACGTTTGTCCCGCCATCGCTTGCCACAGCTTTTGTTGTGTAGCCAGAGATAATGTTTGTTGGTCTTATGATAATATTTTGACCAGTTGCAATAGCGCCATAGTACTTAATGCCAAAATTCATTGTTTTAACAGTTTGCCTATCAATGATGATGTTTTTATCAACAATTACATTAGCTGGAGTTCCGGCAACTGCTGAAGTTTCGCCGATCTGAATCCCATCATACGTAATAGATCCCCCCGAAATTTCAGGATTTACACCAGTATCATAAATAAAATTTGACTCAATAATAAAATCGGATATGTATTGAGAGGATATTCCGCCGGAACCGACAACAGCAATCCCAACCCATCCAGCCCTTAATGACGTGCAGCCGAATATATGCCCAGAGCCATTTCCGTTCGCAAATTTAAATGATGCAAACCCACAATCTTCTGCTTTTATGTCAAATAGTCTAAAATCTCTGTTGCCGCCAGATCCGGTAATGTCTATACCTTCACCAACATTTTGGACAATTCCACTTTTGATTGTAAATCGAGTTGAGCCAACATTACCGCCGACCCCAATTCCATCTGTCTGGAATCTACGAACTGGATCTGTTCCGGTTTTGCTATACAAATTTGATATTTCAAAATCACTCATAGTCCATCTATCGCAATTTTCAATACTAACTCCGCCAAGCTTTTCTGTTACTGGGGCAGTAGAACTCCACCATGTCATATCATGAACGTAAAAACCTTTAAACTTTAATCTTCCTGTTAGATTTATCAGCCTTATTCCGGTTCCTTGTCCGTGACCAAAAACCTCTAGTCCATCAATAATCACGCCCGCGATATTGTGCAGCCAAACCCCAGCGGCATCCGTTGCAATTTGCAGGTCATTGACGTCTGCGGTTCCGTTTCGGTTAACTGCGCAATTGTGTAGCTCAATAAACCCTGATCCAGAGTTTTTGAAAATAGTTCTTGTCGATGCTGCTGGGGTTAATTGCTTTAGTTTAAGCCCGTAAATTTTAAGATTATCTGGCAGCTCAAAATTACCAGATACACCCAAGTATTCATCAATAGGCTGAAACAAAGGAACTAATTTATCTGAGCAAGCAGCTGCCAAGGCGTCAAGCTGCGCCATATTGTCTGTTGCATCATCTGTAGATCCGGCCATCTGAGGCGTTAGGCAATCGTAATTAATTCTCTCGAAATAACCACCAGTTCCTGCAAAAGTTAATACGTTGTCGTAGGTTGTTGACCCAGCCTTTCCGACCAGCTTGCCACCACCAAGGCCTGTGCTAGCGTAATATTCTTTAAGATAATAAACGGCGCCTGCTGTTACTGGTGTTGCAGCTAGAGCAGCAAAGGTTTCGACAATGGTAGGCTTGATCGAATCCAGATAATTATCATTAGCCTGACAAGTATCAAATGCCTCCCCAAGCTTAAATGTATCTGAAGGATTTCCTGCTGTGCCTCTATCTATAGTCTGTATTGCCATTACACTTTACCCCAGTATTTCAAAATTCTGATTGTCGGCCACAAAAATACGCAGCAAATTGTTACAATTATTCCCAGTATAATCCTAGCAAAATCGTTACCAAGTTCATTGTGATAAAATTTCTCATCTTCATACGCTTTAGCGCAATGGCCTTCACCGTCAGCAGGATAAAAAGTTGAATCAATTATCGCTCGAAGTCCATTCCAGTATTTCGAGTGCCACTTTGTATTTTCTGTAGTGTGATAGCCTACCCTAGCAGATATTGTCTGAACAGGACTTCCTCCGCATAAAGCATTAAGAAATCTATCAAATGAAAAGAATAGGTTATTGATGTATTTCATAATACTCACACAAAATAAAATCCTGAAATCTGAACTGACCCAGCAGTGTCAATTGGTATAGACGTAAGAACACCACCACCGCCATTTAATGACCTAACAAGATTAATTTGATTTGTGAAAGACACTTGCCCCCCGCCTTGGTAAATGTTGCCACCTATGTCTATCTCGCTGTAATTCATCATTAGAGCCTGCCTTATATCTGAAGAACCAGCATAAGTAAGCCCAGTTATTCGCATATTTCCAGTGCCAGTATGTGCAGTCCACGCAAGCTCTACAGAAACAAAAACTATGTTCCCAATTCTTGTTTGTTTGCCAACCTGTAACGTGTATGTTCCGGTTCCAGCTGTTGACGTTCCAATTAAGACAGGTGTAAACGTGGACTCTTCATAATAATCAAGAACTGTTGCGCTTACAGAGTTTACATTTGGAAATATAACCCCAGTGCCAGTCTGCATCGTTCCGGTAGTTTCAACAGATGAGGCGTCTATTGATCCCGTAACCACAAGATCATCGCCAATCGTAATGTCATTTGTTACAGATATTGACCCAGTGACAGATAAGTCACCTCCAACACTGGCATCATCTGTTACAACAAGATCATCGCCGACTGTAACGTCTCCAGATGCTGTAAAGTTTCCATTTTGATCAAATAAAAATTCAGATCCTATTTCTGTTGCAGTTCCGAAATGTATACCGATAACATCATCGTTTCCAATGCTGGTAGCACCTGCAAAATAACTGATTCCGTAAGTGTTAGCATTGCCAAAAGACCAAATCGGATTTCTTGCGTTTAGTGTGTAATCTGTTGTGATAAATCCACTGGCCGTATCAGCCTCTACACCGCCCAATGAGATTAGGTTATCAGCTGTTAAGTCTCCATTGACAGTTACGTCAGTATCAAATGAAACATCAGAACCAATGTGATCAATAGGCCATCCGGTTTGAACTACGCCAGCAGCGTTTCTAAGCTCAGCCCGAACAATTCCGTCATACCAGATCGGGGCAAAATTGCCTGCTGAATCAGATGTTGCATAAGTACCCCACGAGACAGACTTCGCTTGATTCTTGAAAACCTCCTTTGGGGTTGAGCTTTCATTCTCAAAGAAATAAAGTCTCGAATAAGGCAAAGTCCCGAGAGTATCGGTAGTGAATTTACTTAGCGGGTTAATAAAACTTTGTGTCATTGCTCTTCTTCCTCGCCAGTTAAAAATGGCACTAACCCAACTGCGGATATTGATGCCACTCGTGATTTGTTTTGCTTCTGCATATATTTTTTATACGCATCTGTGCTTTCAAGCTTTCTCATTGCTACCGCTCTTTTCTTCGCAGGCTCAGCCATTGAAAGAACTGCAGTTCTAAATTCAGGGCTTGCCAAAAGTTCATCAGCTGCCTCTATTGATGGTGTCTTTTCCTTGGTTGCCATCTTGGCAGTGTTCGCTATAACTCTTGTGGTTGGGCCCATTACAAAACCAACTGGCGATTCGGAAACCTTGTCCGATATTCCATAAAGCTTGGCTACTATCCCATCAGCATCATCAAACTTTTTGAATATCGAATTAATAGCGCCAGTTCTAACGCGGTTGTTTGTCACGTTCGCTAGGCCTTGTGCCAACAGGTAAAGATCATCAAGTCTTTTCTCTGCTCCCGCTGGCAATTCTTTCATCAGTGTTTGTTTGTTTGTTGGCGATCGGCTTAGCTGATTGTACCATTTTGCAAACCCGTTGGCGTCTATCTTAACGTCACCAGCATAGGATTTTCTGATAACAGAATCCAAAGCACCAGACACAACAGCACCCTTTTGCTCGGGCGGAATTGAACCAATAATCTTTTTGAATGATTCGTTATTTCCTCTGGCTAGCATCATTAAAGATGACTCCAGCTTGGGCATAACAGTGCCGATATTTTCCTTTCCAAAAAGGAATTCGCTGTTTTCCTGCAAAGTGAATCTTTTTTTGTCAAGCTCTTTTACTTCTTTCCATAATTGACCAGCATTACCACCAACTTGATCGGCGACACCTTCCTGCAATTGAGAAAGCTTTGAATAAAGATCTTTAAGTGTCGCCACTTGTTCTGTTATATAGGTTCCCTCTTTTCGCCCTACAGATGCGCCAATGTCTTTTCTTAATCTATCAATATCAAAATAGGTCGGCTTCCCCTGTAATGTTTTAAATACGTCACGCTCAACAGTTGAAAGGCCTTCGACACCTTTCTGTGACTTGGAGCCTCTTTTAGCCAGTTCTGTCAATAATGGCTTGGCGTTCACGATAGTTGATGAAGGCACTAGCTCATTAATTTGGCTATAAATTTCCTTACTTGCGCCGCCCAATTCTTCAATCTGGCTTTGCATAGTAGACTTTAGGTTTTCACTGACAACCTCTTTATCAAGGTAGCCAGAAAATTGCTCAATAGTATCTTCGGCTTTTTTAGTGAGATCCTTGGAGTATTTAACCAACGATTCACTTGTTTTTGATCCAGGGACTGCTGCGGCAGCACCGACAACCTCTTGAATTGGAGCCTGATCTGTCAGTGTAGCCAATGGCGCATCAACACCCAGCCTTTCAGCTGCGGCTTTTCTTGCTGGATTTATCTCAATAGATGCCGCCAGCTCATCAATTCTTTGTGGTGATTGCGTAGTGGCTGCCTTTGCTGTTTGTGTTGCCGCCTCTTCAGCGCTTGCCAATTTAGTCAAATCATCAAGAGTAACGCCTTCTTTTTCCATTGCAGACTGAAGCTCTGGAGTTGGTGCACCAGTCTCGTCAAGAGCCTTTGCAGAACTACCAAACCACTTTCTAACTAATGGCAAAGCAATGCGATTAAAACCAGCACTAAAAACTTCAGCACCACCGCCCACAAGAGTTCCAACCAACGCACCTGTCGCCACATCTCTACCAGTTCCGCTTGCAATCGTCGCACCTTCAACACCTCCAACTAATGAACTTGCTGCCATTCTGCCGCCCAATGAAGGGAGCGCTCCAGCACCGATACCGGCAGGCAAAAATGGAGCAGCCTGACCAACCACTCGTCCGCCTTCTGCCATTGGGCTTACACCCTCAAGCGCCGACATTCCTGATGGGCTTAGTATTTCTACATCTGGTAATATTGCACCGTATGGTGTGTAATCAAGAAAGTTTTTAGCACCACGCGCCACGTCAGATATACCAGCACCGATGCCAGTCAGTAACTTATCAGTAGGTGACATTTCAGAGATTAGTGCCGCCTGATTTGGATCAGTAGCAGCCAATTCTCTCATCTTATCGACTTGCTTTTTTTGTTCGTTCCAGTTGGTTAAGTCCATACCTTGATAGCCAACGCCGCCACGACCACGGGTTACGCGATCTTCAGGTTTCGGAGGATATGGATATTGCGCCTCTATTTCAGGCGTGATTTTTGGCGATGAAGTAATTTTCTCAGCCGCATCCATAGCAGCATTGGCCGTAGCTTCGTCACCTTCCTCTATGGCTTGGCGAGCAATGTCAAGCAGTTCTTCTCTACTGGCCACCGGTTAACCTCCGAAATCTTTCGGCTGCTGTTTCTTTTTTGGTTGTATCACTGCGTTGTTTTGCAAGCTTCAGAATGTCACCCTTCGTATATCCTTCTTCATCGACCAGACGATAGTACTCCTCTTGAGCTGTGTTTAAATCCTCAAGTATTGAGCCTCGTCGCTCAAGCTCTCTCTTTAGCGCTTCCGGCCTTAAGTTATCAGGAATTGATGTAGTTAATGCAAACTCAACGTCTTTATCGGTCGGGTTAACCCCAAGCAAACCACTACCCAAAACTTCCATACCAATTTCTTTTCGAACAACGTCGACCAAAATACTTTGCTCTTTTAAGTTTGGCAGCCTATTAATTACAGGGCCAGTTTCAGCGCCTTCATTAAGTTGTTTTATTGCAAATCTATATTTATTTAAAAGCCTGCTGTTTGAGTTTATGCTCTCAAAAAGACCGCTTTTGTATTTTGATAAATCTTCTGCATCTTTCTTTGACTTTGTTATCTCTGATGTAATTTTCGGCTCAGTTGCTAACTTAACATCCTGCGCAGCCTGTGTCTTGGAGCTAGACTCAGCACCAACCTGGCTAACTCTTTCTTGTGCTGTTTGGCCGTATGCCCCAGTAGCAGAAAGTTGCCCAATGGGTTTTGCTTCAGATCCATCAACAGCAGAAATAACCCCCTTAACCTCACCAGTTGATGGATCTCTTTTTGATGTAGCAAAGAAAAGATTGCCTTTTTCATCCTTAAGCATTTCCTGCCCGCCAAATTGCTGCTTATTGTCTTCATTCTCAGGATTCATTGAACGATGAAACACAAACAGCGAAGTCAATCCCGTTTGTGGGTCGTTTTCCATTAAATCTATCCATCTGTCCATTTGCGGAGTTTCACGGCCAGCTTTGTTTCGCTCGGCTTTAATCTCAAGCGCACGATTATAGGCGTCCTCTGGATCAGCCTGCGCTCGCATGTAAAGCTCGGATGTGTCATTAACCAATTCTTGCATTTGGTCGCCAGCATTAAGCGGAATGCCCATGGCTTTTGAGATTAAAGCAAATTGATCAGGATCTTCCAGCGCCATTTGATGCAGCCTTGACCCTGCCTTTAAGTTAGGCACAGCCTCAGAGATTAATTGCCCCATTCTCAATTTTCTACGCTTGGCTTCATCGGCCTCGATGCGTTTTTGGCGAATATCGAGAGTTTGCTTCATGTTAAGCATTTGAGGGTTTGCTATTTGATCAAGAATTCCCATGATTATTTCTCTTTGTTTGCTTGATAGTCATTCCAATTCTGGATTCCGCCGGTGATAGCATTGCCAATACCAATTGTTCCAGCCGCATCAGATTCGCCTATCTTTGAATATCCCTGCGCTACTGTCGAAGCCTGACCGCCTGCTATATTAGCTAAAATCGCTGCTAAATTCTCAGATGAAAGAGAATCCTGCATGCCTGATTGGTAAATAAAATCAGTAATCGTTGAAATATCTTTGGACATAGCATCACTAAGCACAATCCCCTGCTGATTAAGTAGGCTAGATATACTTGACGCTGCCTGAGTGGCGTTTTGTGCGATAGATTGACCGGCCTGCGTCCTACCCTGAGATACTTGACCGGCCGTTTGTGTAATCAATCCAGCGCCTTGAATTCCTGCGCTCATAGCGGTATCGGCAAGGTCACGGGATAAGCTGGCTTTCAATGTTTCCTTACTTAAATCACGGTTAAATTGATTCTCATAGTCTTGAGCTGCTATTCCGGCTGCTCTATCTTGTAGCTCTAAAGCAGTATTACCACTTAATAATCCACCTCTTGCCGCGGCTGTTCTTTCAACCGCCCTTTGCATTTGATCCATTTGAAATTTGGCCGCAGGTGATTCTGCATAATTAGCGGTGCCAAGCTGACTAACCCCACTCATAGCGCTGTTAATGTCATTTCTTGCGACATTTGCACCAGTATTTAAGGTATTCATTCCACCCATTAAGCCACCAGATAAAGCTTGCTCGCTTCCAATCAATCCCGTTGGCGGGACAGCAGTTTGAGCTGTCTGTGGAGCTGCAGTAGTTTGCGCTCCGAGAGTTACCGGCAAGCTGGTTGGCAGCTGGTTGGTTGCCACTCCAGCTTGAGCTAATTGAGGTTGTTGAACATTAAGCGCGTACATTGTATGCCCCCAGTCCGCCTTGGCGTCCAAATATTACTTCACGATTGCCTAAAGATTGAGTTAATGTCTGTGTTGGCGCTTGAGTTTGCGGCTGAGCCACATTGGCAGCCGCCGCTATTCCGGTTCCAAGCTGAGGCAGAGTAGCGGCATTGATTCCAGAGTAGTCAACATTTGGCTGGACCTGTTCGACAAATCCCATATCAACCGGAAGCCCTAGAATTGCATTGTTTGCTTGTTTTGCGCCTTGCCCAATAACATTTTGAGCTGCTTGATTTCCCTGAACAAATGGCTCCATTCTTTTAAGTGCATTTTGCTTGTAAAAAGCTAATGCCTGATCAAGACCTATGCCCTTGCGTCTTGCGGCATTATCGAATAAGGCAATAGCATCCTGTCTGGCCTGACTTGTAATGTCAGTCGATGCCTTTATCCCTTTTTTCGTTGCATCAGATGCTTTGTCGGACGCTCTATCAACGGCATAGGCCGTCACAACAGCAGCGGTTATTGCTGATGACATAAATGCCCCCTGATAGTATCTCTGTAATTCGTCATGATTTCTTCATTCTCTTGAATGTTCTTTGCTGCAATTACCAGCAAATCTTGTCCGTGATTTTGCATTCTTGCATTGGGATTTGGTGAGTGATTGCTGTAACGTCCAGCGATTGTCTTTTTATCACCTTTTCTGGCTGTGCAAATTATCTCACCCGCTAAAAACTGTTTTCCCGCAAAAAGTCCGCTGCCATGAATAATTGACGGAGCCACATAAACACCAGTTTCGATGAAGTCAGTCATTAACGCTTGTTGCATTTCGTCCTGAACATCATCTTCTGTCATGTTAACTTCTGACAGTAGAGCTAAATAATCACTCTTTCCTGTCAGCATCTTGTAACATTCTTCAATTGATTCAGCGGTCAGCTTTTCGTAAAACTCGTCACCGTCTTTAATATCGGAATTGTGAACTGTGATCCAGCGCGTATCTTCATGAGCGAATCCAGTTCTTTTTCTGCCAGGAATTCCATAAAGAACATTTGCCCCTGAATATCGAATAGGCTCAGGCTCATCAGATGAAATAATCGTAATATCACCGGATAACATGATGTCTACATATGGATATAAATGCACCCTTCCAACTAATGAAGAACCAGCAGGGATTAAAATCTCTCTGATGTACATTCCATTGATATTGTTGCTTGATACTGAAAGATCGACTTGTGGCAATTCAGATAAAGCATTCTGATACTGCTCTATTCTTTGGGCAATGTTTGTCAAAGTCATATCGCCACCCATCCTAATTTGTCATTGCCACCAATCTCGGCCAATTGCTTGATGTATTTTACCGCACCAACGCCGCCAGTGGTATCTAAATACTCTCTGCCAACTCTTGCCCTGTAAACTCCTTCGGGTGATCCAGTTCCAATAAGCAGAGACATGGATTCAATCTCTTCACTAAACAATTGAAGGTTTTGAAGCGGCCTTCCTTCTTTGTCGACAACAGGGATTGATCGGTGTAGTACGTTAGGCACTAATGACAATCTCCCCTTTTACGATGACCTTTTTAATGGGTTCATCACAGATAAATTTTGGTGTAAAAGCCCGTGGATAACGCCCAAGCAAATCCCACGCTATAATATTTTCATACTCTCCGGTAGTTCCTATGTCACGACTAATATCAGGACTGTACGAACGACCAAAGTCTTCACTAATCGCTAATCTCATTTTAGGATCTGACCCTTCACCAGAAATAGGAACAGTACCAGTTTGCATAAGCAACTCAATTGAATCAACTGTAAAAGGTGCGCCGTTGTTTTCAATTGGCATTGGCACAAGATAACTTCGAATTCTTTCGTCATATTCCTTGTAGATGTCAGGTGACATTATCCCAATATTTCCAGTGGAGCTATCGCCAACAATAAAAACAGAGTAGGCGGGAACCAAGGACGAAACGCGCCAAGGCTTATCTTCACCTGCAATTAAAGATTGTCTTTCGTACCAAAGGCCGGTTATTGCGTCATACTCTAAAGTACACACATCAGGGACGGTAAAAGCTATACAACTTCTCCCATTCAGTGACCAGCTAACTTGCCACGCTTGAGAGAGCTTATCTCTGCCGCCAGAATTAAGCAGAATATCAACCGCTGGGGTTGAGATTTTTACAGGCTGGCCGCCAGTCGTGTACCAAACGGCAGGCTGCTCGTTGGCTCCGCCGCCAATCCAGATTAATCCACTATTAAATTCGGTTAACGTTAAAGGCGATATGCACCCTTTATTTTGATTTCCTGAAATTGCTTTAACAAAAGGAAATCCAGCGCCAACACCTACATTTTGCCATTGCTCGAATGTCTTTGACCCAAACAAATACAAAAGGCCGCCGAATTCAATCACAGCAACTAACGGATCAGGGTCGGATTCAGCGCTTGCGAAGTCTGTAGAAATATAGGTAAGCCCATCACGGAGATCTGAAATAAAAAAAACATTTGTCTCTGCTTGAACAAAAGCAAAATACCCATCAATAAACCAAACATCAGCGGCTGGGCCCCTGAAGTTAGCGCTGGAGACCTGAACCAGCCCACCTGCTACGGTGTAGATCCATGCGTTTAAAACAATATTCGCATCAGGCGCTACGATGCAAAGCTGCACACCGTTATCAACCATAATTACTTTGGCTGATCCTTCAATCGTTTCTGACCCGCTTACGTTAGTATAAGAATAAGTTCTGACCCCATCTGGATCTTCAGAGTAACTTATTGCGTATAGCTTACCGCCGTTAACCACATAAGCAACGCCGTTCATTTCCCATGCGCCACGATTCTCATCGGGCAAAGTTACACCTAATAAAATACCTTCAGTGCCAATTAAAGCACCGTCTGTAATGGTTTGGGTTTGTGGAACATGAGGGCGAAAGTTTACACAACGCTTTGGCGATACAGGCACGGATTCATCCGCATAAAATCCCTGTGCAATTGGAAACGGAACGCGCATTATCACTCCGGCTGAAAGTTGAATGAGTCGTATTCTTCGTCGTTCGACAATGCTGTATTAAGTGCGTCTCTGGCTGCGTTTGAAATAAACGTTAACCGGTTTGGATCGATATTGTAAGTAATCCCAAGCTGATAAGCGACTGCCCATTTAAAGGCAAGTAACCACTCAGCCGGAATTAAAACTGTTTCTGTCTGATCTTGGTTTACATATTGAGGTTTTACAAAAGTAAATCTCATGATCTGATCACAATTATTCGGAGTCTGCCAGATTGACAGCTTACCGATTGTAAGTTGTGGCGAGTAGTACCATGAATTAACATCGCTACTTGAATCAGACTTTTTTACTATTCTGTAATAGCCCTCTCGAGTCTCCATGCGCAGCTCTTTTTCATCACCTGTATTATTAGGTGCGCCGCGAGCCTGCAAAATTCTGACTGGTCGATCAATCTTATTGGTGTAAGTATATATTGATGCGCCAGACTCTACCGAAGCAGATAAAGGAGTGCCAATTGTTACACTTACACCTGCTGATATACTGGAAATAGTCGCCCATTGGCGAACATTGGTAGATAACTTTATTCCAATATTATCTCCAATAGTCATGCCGGTTGTAGTGGAGCAAGGAATAACGACCGCACCGGATAAGATAGCACTGGATGCAGTCGCATAAACGTAATCAGTAAAGCAGTGATCGCCACCAACACCCAAGGTATATTCGTTTTGGCCTGACACCAAAGGTAACAATGCCTCAGTTTCAGACCACAAATGGATATTAAGCCCTTGCCAAGCTGCTAATACATCGTTCCCTTTGGACTGAGCGAGAGTAAAATGGTTGGAGGTTATCGGTCTTTCAACCGCAACAATACCAGAATCCCTGAGCGCATTCCTTATCACTTCACCAAATGTCTTTGTGTAAACGCCTGTACTCATATAATCATGCTCACATCAAATCTAACGGGGGCTTCGTAAGGCATTTGTAAATCGTAGTAAACAACCAAATCATAATAAACATTATTAGCAAGTAATGCAGGGTCGCTCTGATCTGGTCTGGTTTCTCTTGGTGATCGCTCAGTAATAGTAGGCAAGAAATCCTGTGGATGCCTTGGCTCCCAGAAATCCTTGCGCACTATCATGCCGTTCCACATTTTCCGAGTTTCGCTTTTCTTACAAACGAACCCAGAGGCATCACACTTAACGAGAATATCAGGCATCAGACTGAGTAAAGTTTAGTGTGACAGTGGCACCGGTTGTAAATGAGTTAATAGCCAACCGAATGAAGCGAGGCACAGAACTATAGGTAATCCACTTGCTAGCAGTGACTCCGGTAGTCTCAGTTGAATCAACCAACCAGTTGGCAGAAACTCCCGCCTGAAGATCACTATTGGACGCCTGTATATCAATGTTAATTGTGCCAGTGATGATAATTTGTAGTGCACCAACACTGCCGCGGTGATTTAACGCAAGCGGATCAGTCTCATTATCAACAGCCCAATCAGCCTCAGCGTAAGTTTTATTTATTTGCATAGCCTACTCCTGAATTAAAAAATTAAGGGGGATTCCTCCCCCGTGACTATTAACTATCGGCAGCAGGCAACAAGTATCCAGAAGCTCCGGCAACACCAGACATGCGGTTATCAAAGAATCCAAGTCCAGAAGATGCGGTAACAATCAATTCGCCAGCTGTGTCAGCATGCTGTAGATGACAATGACGAATTATGCCGGTATTAGTTGACACATCAGTAGTAATTAACAATGCACCAGTTGCGGTGTCAGTGTTCAGTCGATAAACACTTATGCCATCAACAATCAAACCAGTTAATATTTTAGTGGTTGCGATTGCAATCAATGAAGCGGTGTTGTTACGGACACCCAATACCAATAATCCGCCCTCAAAATACCAGCCAGCATTAGTCCCATCACATTTAACATAAGACATTGTGGCTGTATCTGGCTCAATCCAAGTCGGATTGATAACAGTGAGTCCATCGGCATTATTTGAAGTTGCGTCAGTATCAACAACGTACAAGAAGTTCATGTTAGTAGCTGTGGCCTGCACGCGCACATCTTCCAAGCAGAAATTTTTTGCAGTGGTCAGGGTAAACACAGAAACAATATCGGCAAAGTTTGCAGAGAATACACAGTTTTTAATTGTGATATTAGCCGCACTTACCGGAATGGCTGTGGTAGTTGCTGTATCCAAGGTGAAGGTTGGACGACTAGTTCCAGCACCCAAGCCAAGTATGGCAATTCCAGCAACATCAAGATTTAATGCGGTTGCTGACGAAATTGTCTCGGCATGACCTGGCATTATGAAGATAATATCTCCACGACCAGCAGCACAGCGACCAACAGCATAATCAAGAGTTGAGAATGGTTTTTGATAAGTGCCAGGATTACCATTCGATCCAGCAATACCATCCTGAGCTAAAACAGATGAGTTGTTGACAAAAAATACTTGACCAGGTTGTGATTGTTGCAAAGGAATGCCACGAATAGTGACCCCATTACTAAAACCATGTGGAAAATTTGAATATGGCATTTGAAACTCCTACAGAACCGCAGTGCGGTCTAAATGAAAAATTCTGTGTTTGTAAAAAGGGGCCGAAGCCCCAATTATTAAGCGCCTTGGGTGCCGAAGATGCCTTGCGGATCACTGTAACCAGTGCTAAAGCGCATGTAAGCCTTGTAGCGTTGGTTATAAGTGCCAAAGTCCATATCTTCACCGAACTCTAAAGGAACTCGATCATAGAAAGTCATACCTTCGTCAGCGTCAGTACGGATGAACCAAGCCTTGGTGTTGCCATCAAGGTAAGGTGACAGCACATAACCGCCAGAGATAGTGCCTTTAACTGCGTTCTTGTCATTGTCAGCTGTGCCACTGCGAAGATTTGAGTTCAACACGCGATCGAATTCAAACATCTGATCAGTGTGACCAATCAAAGTTTTTGGCAACAACTTACGGGCAAGACCACGATCATCTTTAGCGCGCATAATCAATTTCAACATATCTTCCAATGCAGCTTCGGAGAAGTTTGCATCAATAGCCAATCTGTTTGAGTATGTACCACCATTACCATTCAAGTGCGAAGTGGATACCATTGCAATACCATCACCACCAGTCATGGCAGAAGCAGTGGTAAATGCAGTGTTATACAAAACGTGTGCACGAACTTCACGAGTGATGTTCATTGAGCGGTTAAGAGCTTGGGCGCCTTTGCGGTAGTAGTTGTATTTGTTATCGTCAATTGCTTCACGAGTAACAACGAAACCTTTACCGTATGCAACGTGCACAAACTTCGGCGCAAACAATTGTTTGGCTGAATCCATCTGAATGTCATCACCTTCGTTTTTCACGCTGGCAAGACCCATATTAGACATTTGAACAGTCAGCTCATAAGCACCTTTGGATGCTTTTTGTACATCATAAAGCTTGGGATACATTGGTTCCCATTCTTTGTTTGCATTATCCCAAACCGCTTTTACACCTAGTTGCAGTAAACGTGGTGCCGATCCTGAATTAATAGTTCCGGTCATGGTTATACTCCCGCTGCGCCAGCTATATTGGTTGAGTTATTAATAGTTACAACCGCTTTACTACCTAAAACTCCATCATCGCCAACCAATAAACGGCTAATACGGAATTCAGTAGCGGCAGTGGTAGCTATACCAGTTCGGTTTACTGTCATGTTGGAAATCGTTAATCCACCCGATACAGTTGCAGCAGTAGCAACCAAGGGAGTATTAAGACCAACGTCAGCAACAACAAACGGGCCATTTGAAACATCAACTTCGTATTCAGCACGAGGATCAATATTAACCAGAACCTCGCCAGCAGTAGAAGCAGGCAAGCCAAGATCAGTAAATGATTCTGTTGAGAAATTGGGAACGATACCTACGATTACCCCACTGACAGCAGCGCCAGCCGCAGCAGCGTCGACTAACTGGTTGCCATTGGCATCACCAGTATTAGTGATAACAACTACATCACCAATCGCCAAGCGAGTTGCGTGACCAGAAGCTACAGGGAATTTTTTAACTTTACCACGGGGATCATCGCTCTGAGAGCCGATCCAACGGAATCCACCGGCCATAACAGACCTCCAAAAATGAATTAATAGAATGATTGAAATCTCTACGTTCAATTCCGGCAGGTCTGCCGCCTGAAACGGGTCTTGCAGTTACATAGCGAAGGGGTCAGATGTGACCTTGATTTTGTTTGTCTCGCCTTTTGGCGTATAGGATTCGACGCCTTTAACACCAAGGTCGTCATTTTCCCCAATACTATCACGATACTTTTTCATTTGCAAATCATCAATCTCTTGCTTAAGCTCTGTTTCAATTGCCATCAAGTACTGTGTTCTGCCAGCAGAAGGGCGAGAAATGTTAACCCCTTGAGCATCCGTTACATGACCCCACCATTCAGCAAGCTTTTGCTCAACTTCACCTTTACCAGTATCAAGAACCCATAAACCAGTGTAGCCATTTGGTACGGTGCCAGGAGGAACACTTAAGTTCAGCTCAAGATCGGCAGAGTTATGGCGCTCAGTGTATGCATCACGCTTGAACTTCACTCTTGCATCAGTATCAGTGCGCAAGTTATCCGCTGCTTTTGCCGTCATCTTCGCTGTTGATCGACCGCGACCTGCTGCTTTTGCTGTATCACCAATAATCAAACCAGTTTCTTCACTCATGTTATGCCCCTTTGCGCTGATCAGCGACTGCTTTAAGATAATCTTTCTTGCTCATGCCTGCGTGTTCGAACAACTCTTCGTAAACATCAATTTCTTCACGCTTGAGCTGATTCCAACTCAATGTTGCCGTGTCATTACTAACACCAACAGCTGCTTTAGGTGAGTCAACCATTTGCGCAGGCTTCTTTTTGGTAATCTCCGGCATCTCTTGCTTGGCAGCCGTAATAGCTTTATCGGCCATTCTCAGTGCGTAAGCTATAGTCTTTCCGCTACTGACAGCCTCTTGGAATGCCTTTTGTGCAATGGGAGTTCGAGGGTCTGAAATATCATTGATCCACTCGTTCTCTTCTTCCCACTCCACAACTTCAGGTGGCTTGTTGGGGGCGGCTGGCTTATCTGCGACTAATTCAGCCTCTTTGTCAAGATCAGAGATTTGTTTGTCTAAACGCTTAACCTCTGCCTTATTAGCTACGTCGATTGCATCATCGCGCCTGGCTAGTAACTCCTCACGCTGACGCGATAACTGAGCCTGTGCTAATAAATTGACATTCCTAAGACGGTTATCAAAGTCTCTATCTTTATCGGCAATCTGCCTTTCTTTATCTGCCAGCTGTCGCTTTAATCGCTGCTCATTTTTAATTCGTAATGTGCGCTCATTAAACACATCCTCAGAAACCCACTCATCAGGATTTTTCCCCGATGCTTCCCACTGTTCTTTTGTTAGGTATCTGCTAGGCTTTTCTTCCTGCTTCTCCTCTTGCTTCTCTTCTGTTACTTCTTGTAACAATTCTTCATCTAGCACATCTTCGAAAACGTCTTGAATTTCTTCAGACATAGGAATTATCCTCGGTTGGTTTGAAATATTTATCTAGATCGATCGCGAACTATTTTAAATAGTTTTTCTACACAGTTTGTGCTTTTCATTGGGGCTGCCATAAATATGCCTCAGTTAAAAATCAGCTTTGGTTATTTCAATCTCACCGGTTACGGTGTAGGTAAGTTGTGTGTCAGGTATAACACGTAATCTCTCTACGCCTGATGCGACAATATCCTGACCTTCATAGCGAGCAAATCCAACGATAGCGCCTATCTCAAGCCCCCAGATTTGGTGCGGGTCTTTCTTCGAGTTAGGGTGATCATTTGCATAAGTGCGAGGGTCGCAGCCTTCAACACCAATAAAAGCAGTTGGGCCAATAGCTAACACCTTGGCAAACTGCGTAGCCTTCTGTTCTTTCTGTACGCTGGTGAGAATAATCCCGCCTGCACTGACTGGTTTTACCTCTATTAACTCAATTAAAACGTAGTGACCAGTTGGTTTGATATTAATCATTGGTTTCCTCGTTAAGTTCCGCTGGTTTCCAGCTAATGATGCTGCCAAGTGTAAGCATATTGGCGTTGCGCTCATGGGCTAGCCGAATCATCTGTTCATGATCGCCGACTATCCGCATGTTTCTGAGTATTTCCAGATCTTCCAGTATCTCAAGCATAAATTGCTTTGTTACATGGTTGTCTTTCCATACTTCGTAATCGTCTTTAGTGATGTTCATCAGTCAGAATTTCTCTGTTCGTTATTATGTGCATTAAAAACATAATCCAATGATCCCATCGCCAGATTTGCTCTAATTTTTGAATATTCATGTATGGCATTACTATTCCCTTCAATGACGCCACCAATCAGTTCAAGCATTTTATTTCTATCAATGCCTTCCATACATTTAAAATCATATATGCTCATCAGTCAAAATCTCTCATCATACCTAACTCTTCCTCTTTCGCCGTCACTTCATTGAGTGCGGTATAGGTAGAGATTTGGTTTTTAACCTGTTCACTTTCGGCTTTCTCGTAGTTCAAAACAGTTTTGGATTTCGTTTCTTCTACTTGCTCAAGTGTTAGATCCATATTAGCTGTAGTTTCTTGCGCCTTTATCTGTGCCTCAAAGTCTTTACGCTTCTCGCCAGCTTGTAACAACTGGGTTTGCAGTTCAATCAGCTGAACTTGTTTCTCAGCTAATTGATTGGCGTATTCTTGCTGTTGACGCATCATTTCCATCTGTTGCTTTTCTTCTGGTGACATTTCAGCTTCATTCGGGAAGATTTCATCAAGGTTTTCAGAGCCGATTCGCTTGTAGTAACCCTTAATAATAGGTACCGGATTGCCGCCAGCCTGAATAACACGATCAACTTGCTCAAGCTCAGCAGTAGCCAGCATCATTCTTTGCATCTTGGATGACATTTCAGGGTTTGCACCACACTTAATAGATAGCCCGTCAGTCTCAAAGTCTTCAGAGAATACAGCCTCATCATCACCAACAACTTCTTTGTATTCATCAGGGTCAAGATAGGTGCGGTTTAACGCGAATAGAATACCGAACTCATGAGACATTGAATCGATGATCATACTCATGTGCGCAGTGTGCGGGATCATGTTCTCTTGAATCATAGCAAGGGCAGTAGTTGGAGCTGTGTTCGATTGGATTTGCCCGCCCACATCAGCGTTAGCACTAAACCCGCGTGCTGTTTGTTCCATCTTCTCGTTGAGTTGGAATAAGGTAACGCTTGGCTCCCCAAATGGAAGACGCATAACTGAAGTTGCCAATAACTCTGGAGGCATTTCGGTTTGAATGAATCGCCCAGGCTGCAATTTTACCTCGCCACCTTTTCTCAGGAATCCCTTAGCAACCATTCCCGACTGAGTATTGGCAAGAGTTCCACTGTTTAACAGGTCGTTGGTCGTCTTGTTCACCCCGGCGGTCATAGAGCCAATTAGGTGATAGAAACCAACGTCAAGGAAATCACCGTTAGCACTTGGGATCATGCCGTACTTGGTGATAATTCCTACTGGTTCGATTCTAACCAGTGAGTATTCGCTCAAATCTTCAGGATCTGGAATAGGTGTGGCTGTGTTGTATTCCTGATTCTCAGCCATGATCATTTTTGCGCGCTTCTTCTGTGCGTCAATCAATGGCAGTGGCTTGATGCCGTCAGCCTTAACGATGATTGTATCTTCGTCGTATCTGGCAACTATTCGAACAACCTTACAAGAGCCCACGTGGACAGTGACGATATAGGGCTCTTCAACCCCGTCCTGATCCAGATCGATCCAGCAGTATTGTTCGTAGAATTTGTTCTCGTTGTCCTCAGTGTTTGATTCAGCTGCCTCATTACTGCCAGCATCACCAGTATCTTCGTCGGTGTAGACCTTTGGATCTAACCAAATACCCTGAGCAACACGCAGATCAGCCTCAGCTTTAGTAAAGGCAATGATATGAGTAAATGACCGGCATGTCTTCATGCAAGAGGTTTTCTGGTTGATCAGAAAGTCAGGGAAGTTAATTGTCTTCGATACGCAACGACCTAATGTCTCGTCGTAATAAGTCTTTTTGAACAAACATCCAACATTGGGGAGTGAATACATCAATCGTTTTTGATCAGATCGCCATTCCTCCATCTTGGAGTTGACCTGCCAATTCATCAGCTCTGAAACTCGATCGGCTCGCTCGCTTTTCTTGCGCATGTCTTCTTTCTTGCGCTTGATAGTATCCATGTTCTCAGCAACTTTGGCCTGAATTTCTTCAGCAACCTTCTGCATCTTCTGAACCTGTGGGTCATTTGGATCAAGCTCTTGCATCTGCTGCATAACAGATTCAACCTGATCTTTCCAGCGAGACACCTCAGAGGCTTTCTTGTCGATCACATTCTTGATAGTAGTCAGTCCGATAATCTCAGACTTCACCAACTTAGGGTCACGCATTATCTCTACGCTTGCACGGTTGCCAAAACTATTTGCTGCCTCGCTTAGTATCGTGGCCTTGAAGTTTGCTGCATTAGGCCAAGGCGTATCTTTGGATTTAAATTCAGGCTTGCATAATTCAATACCTTCCTTTACTGCATCAATCCACTCAGACATTGATCGACTGTCTTGATTGGCCCTCTCAATTACTTCATCAGCAATGAGATTTAATTTATCGACAGAAATATCAGAAGCAATATTGGCCTTGCCGATTCTGTTTACTATGCTATTCAAACTCATATCAATACCATTTCCCGTCTTCGTGATGGTTGTCGTCATCGTCGTCTATAACGCCAATGTCGCACTTCCTTATTGCATGGCGTCTCATCATGTAAGCGTATCGTATAGCATCCAAAAGGTCATCAGCAACCTTGACTATTTTACCATTATCATCTCTGTGATACTGCGAAAACTCTTCAAAAACACCAGAAAGATGATCAAATATTTTAAATTGCCCAAGCTGGATTAGTTTGTATATCTCAATCAATCCCTGTTCTACGCTGTTACCGCCGCTCGGCCACTTGGCTTGCTCGAATAACATTTCCCATCCAGCATCTTCATAATATGACTTCTGAGTCTTCCCGCTTCCCTTCTCAGTTGCAAATCCATCAGCAGGCCATGAGGTTGGAACGCCTTTAGACCACGACTTGACTATCTCCCACATTTCATAAGGTTGTTTCTTGCTTGCCTTTGTCGCTCTTGCCACATATATGCACCATTCATCTGGATTGATCCATAATTGAACGTGTGCTTGTGGGTGATCCCAGCCAAAGTCCATGCCGTTAATAACAAGCCAATGTTCTGGACATTCGAAAGCCTTAACCTTGCAAGCATCCATATCCAAATCAAAAATCAAACCAGTTCCAAGCAACGGAAGCCCCTTTGTTCTCATGTCTCTTTGCCAAGCTGGGTACTGATCCAGCATCTTCTCGGCTTTTTCTGGTGTAATGTGTGGCGCATCCTTCCACTCTACCCTTTGGTAATACTGTCCTTTCGTTGCGTTATCCATGAACTGAATAACTAATTCCGTACGACCATTTTCAGGGGTAAATGTCAAGATGCCTTTGCCACCCTTTCCCTTATTCCCGTTGATTGTCCTTGTGATAACCTGTGGATAGATTGCGGCGTCTCTTGGCTCTTCATCGATGTGAAAAAAATCAACGACATCGCCCATTAATGCGTGCTCTCCTTGTGAATAACTCCAGAATTGTACTACTGCTGTCCCGCCAGACGTATGCTTAACCTGAACCTCTCGCATTGCGTTGGTCGTCCCAGTTGCGCCAATGTGTCCAGTGATCAAATCTGCCCTTACATATCCGCCAGGGAACTTGCCCTCGTGATATTTACCAAATAGCTTTTCTTGCAGCAGGTCGCGGGTCTTCTCCATCGAATACCCAAGCAGCCAAATTCTTGGAGCAAATTCAAATCTATGACCTTCCCACCCTTCTGGATACTCACCGGTTAAATGGCAGGCATCAATCAAACATCCCGTCAGTGACTTACCAACTTGGTTGGCTGCCATCAACAGACAAAAATCATTGTCCTTTGTTGCTGCGTTGAATTGCTTCTGCCATCCATACAGAGATTTATAAGTGTCAACCAGTTTGTTGTTGTGCTTACGCCTTGCCTTTTCTTCAAGCAGCGTAAGGTATTCAAGCTTGGCTGCTCGACTCATATATTCAATAAGTTTTCCAATGCCTGAATTCTGGATTCAAGCTCTACGTCTGGAAGGTCTTCTAATGCGATTGTAGCCTTAGTCTCTTTCTTGTCACTGAGACCAAGCTCTCTTGCGATAATGTTTGAATTTAATAGGTCTGCCGCGGCTCCAGTGAGCTTCTGCTGATAGATCACTCGCTCAATCTGGCTTACGATAAAAGAAAAATCTTCTTTGGTTCGCCAATCTCTCCATGTCACTTCAGATATGTCAAGGAATAGGCATAGACCTTGAATGGTCATTGCACGCATCTTTGCTTCTGGAAGATCTAATGGAACACCTTGATTGTTGACAGTCTTTGATGACCATAATGGGTTGTCTTCTACCCATTGAAAGTATTGTGTGGCTGCATCCCAGAGTTGGTCTGGTGATGAGAATATTGGTTTTCTACCGTGTGAACTTCTTACTTCCCAAAAACGATTGCCCTTTGGCGCTGGCATTGTTTACCCCTTTGGCATTTCGCCTGTCTCATTTGAGATTAATTTAAAACGAATTATACAGCATCGAAAAGTTTTGTAAATTAATTGTGTGTATTTTACGGTTAGCGCTAATCTATTAAAAACATCACAGGAGATAACCATGTTCAAATTACTTTTACTTTTACTCCCCATCAATGCCTTTTCTTTGGATCTTATGGTTGGACAAAAAACACATCACTTCCATGATAACTGGAACTGGGAAACTTGCGGCGAACACAAAAAAGTGTATCAGCCGTTTAATGATTCTCAAGAGTTGATAGGGGTAAACACAGATAAATACTCCCTTATCTACATTCATCAAAACTCTCTTAGAGAAAAAAGTATCATTGCCGTTAGAACATGGAAAAGTGATCTAACTAAAAATGTTCGTCCTTGGGCTTCCGCTGGTGTTGCTACTGGTTACGACAAACTAGATAAAATTGGAGCTAAGTTAACGCCTGTTGGTTATCTAGGTGTTGATGTTCATCCTGATTCAGATAAGTTCGGTTTAGTTGTTACTTGGGTTCCTGAAAGCTTTGTTGGTGTTGGTTTCAGGGTAAGAATAAAATAGCACCAATCATAATAACTATCGCTTAGTTAACTGTTCTTACTAACCCTAATGATGTCAAGCATTGCCTTGATTCTGATGCTGTCGCAGATGCAGCATAAAGCTCTTCCATCGTCAAAACATCTATTGTTCCTGCATTGCGCTGTGTTGCAATATAATCTATCACAGTTTGCCAGAGTGTGGTATCTGTGTGCGTTGGGCTTACTCCTGGCTGCAATCTGTGAGTGAACATTACTAGCGTTCCGCCATTTGCTATAGCCGAATCAACTGCGGCAATACCTGCTGCTGCATTGGCCCATGAGCTCGTCCCCTCCCCTTGAAGATGGAAGTATCCACGCTCTGGGATTATTGGGTATGAGCGTGAAATAGTGGTTCTGCCAGTTTTAAACCCCATTGATTTAATTGTTGAAACTGTGTTTGGATTAAAGTCACCCGGCTGGATCGTGACTGGGAAAC